TGGACAGGTCTTCCGGGCTCAGGCTGCCCTGCGTCAGGCGCACTGCGGCATCGCCACGGGCCACAGCCTCAGCCTGCGTTTCACCCTCGGCGAGCGCCTGGTTGTAGGCGCCCTGCCAAGTCGTGACATCCACCATGTTCTGGAACGCCTGCTGCAAGAAGTAGCCGTGCTTGCTCGACCACTGCTGCAATTTCTCATACTTGCTCGGGTTGAGCAGCAGTTCGTTCATCGTGCCTTGGAGCTCAAACATCTGGTTCCGCATCCGGTCAGCCATGAACGGCGACAACCGGGCAACCGCCTCGGCGGTCTGTTTGGGCGATCCGAGGTACGTCATCAGGGCCGATTGCAGATAGCGCCGCTTGACCTTGAGCAGCGACGGGAACCAACCCGTGAACTGTTGCAGCGCGTTGCGCAGGTTGGCAAACATCGTCGCCACGCCGGCGCGGGACCGCACGCCGCCCCAGAACTTGTCGGCCAACTTCCATCTACCGGGCTCCATTGCCTGTTGGCGGGCGGCACGCATGAGCCAAGGCTTCAACAACATTTGGTATGCCGTAGGGTCAAACCGTGCTAGCAAGGCTGCAAAATCACGATCCGTTAGAAGCTTGTTTGCATCCCTTACCGACGGCTGAATCATTGAGAACCGCAGCACCGCGTCGGTGTGCGTGGCGATCAGGCGCAGGTCAAGCGACAGAGCTTCGTTATAATCAACGCGGCTCTTCGTGAAGCCGGCACCAGTGGACGGCAGCGAATTTCGCCAGTCACCATCTAAAGCATCTAGGTCTTCATTGACGCGGGCGTCCTGCACCATGAACTTGTCGGTGGCCGCCGGCACGTAGCCGCCCCGATACGTCCCGAACGGCGTCACGACCTCGGTGGCCTCCACCTCCTTGAAGTAGTAGCCGTACATGTCAAAGTGAGCCCGCTGGGCAAGCGGCTTGATTTCCTCGAGCAGATCCCAGATCGACTGCACGAAGTCATAGTCAGCCTTGGTCAACTTGCCCTCGGCGATCATCCGGGCGACGAACGACCGCCATCGGCTGTCGTCCAAATTGCCATCGGCGTCAAGTTCGCCCCAGCCACGACCGAGCAGCAACTTGCGGTAGTTGCCATCGTTACCAGTGTGCATTAGGGCTCCAAGCAGTTCTGCCCTGCCGATGCCCCCGTTGCCGTTGCCGAACGTGTAGTCAAGTTCCGGTGCCGCGATCTTGCCGACGGGCAGCTCGATGCCGTCTAGCAACTTGACGAAACGCTCCACATAATTGTTGCGCTCAATCCGGTACGCATCGACCGCCTGCTTGACCGGGCGGAACAAATACTTGGTGAACGCTCCCGGACCGGCCATGCCATCGAGTGCGTCAGCCCAAGCCTCGACGCGGCTCATCATGGCACGCAAGCCAAGCAGATGACGATTAGCCTGATCGACTGCACCAGGGGCCTGGCGCTGGCCGACGCGCTCGCCGACGCCGATGGCCTGCAACCGATCCGCCATCTCCTTCAGGACGACGTCGAGCGCCACACGCTCGCCCTCTACCGTGATTTGGCGGTCACGACGAGCCTGGGCCCACAACGCCTGCACCGTGTCGCGCAAAACCCGGAACTCGGTGACGGTCAGGTCGCGGTAGTCAGTCGTGCCTGACAACGACTTCAGCACGATGGGCGCGATACCGTCGTACAGGTCGGGCGCGTAGGTGCGCAACTGCTCGAGGTACTGGGCGGGCGACTCGCCACGCTTGCCGTACCCGTAGTACGACAGGATGGCCCGTGCCGCCATGATCGGAGCCATGTCGCGGGTCTTTGCCAGCTTCTCGTCTGACCGGAAGAACTTGCGGAAGTCCCTGCCAGCGACAGCGATCTCCTCCTTCGCCAGCATGGCCTCGCGTGCCAACTGGTTCTGGACGAGCTGCTGGCGCTTGGCACGGCGGGCAACCTCTGCCGGCTCCCGTCCGCCGTACTTGGCATTGAAGTCGGCACGCCGCTCTTGTGCCTTGGCAACCGCCGCTACGCCAGCCTCAGTCGCAGCCACGGTCGCTTCGTCGGGCGTCTGGCCGGCGGCAATGGCCTCGTTGTAGGCCCGCGTTGCAGCCGCCTGGCCTGCCGTAGACGGGTCTTGAGGCTCCCGGTAGGCCGTGGTGGCCGTCCGCGCAGCCTCGGCTTCAGCGGCCTCGTAGCGCCTTGGATTGAGCGTCCGAATAACGACACCGCCGATGATGTCTTGAGCGACCTGACGGGCAGCCTGCAACATGTCGTTGGCCGGGCGCCGCTGCTTCTCAAGCCACCGCTGCTCGACCGCGATGAACCGGGCCCGAGCCTCGTTGTGGATAGCCATGTCCACCGCAGCCTGACGGGCCTCGGGGGTCGCCAAGTCGGAGTTCTCGTCCAGCATCCGTTGGTCGGTGCGTGCGTCGATCTCCTCCTTGATCGGCTTGGCGCCGAGGATGGCGTTGATGAGTTCCACCCCGCTGCCGTAGCCGAACATCCCAGCCGCCATATCGGGATCGATACCGCCCTCCTGCACCATCCCGTACTTGCCGTACTTGAGGGTGGCCGGGTCGAACCCCGCCGGCATGATCGCACGCACCTTGGCGAGATCAAGCTTGAACGCGCCGGTGGCCGCCGTCACCTCGCCCGTATCCGTGCGGATCGTCCCCTTCTTCAGAAACTCCATCGCCCGGTACACGGGCTCCAACTGCACCTGCGCCGAAACCTCCTCGCGGATCTCCTTGCGGGCGCGGTCGTGCTTGGATTGAATCTCGCGCAAATACTTGCTCTGCGCGTTGCCGTACCACTGCAACTCCTTGAGCGTGGCCTTCGTGAGTTCCGCCGTCGCAGCGTCAGTCGCGTCCTGCTCGAGCGCCTGATACGCCGCCCACTCCGCATCGTTCATACCGCTCTGTTCTTGCGTCTGGAACATCGCCTTCATTCCACGCACGGCCTGGGCGCGGGCAATCTGCTCGTCGGTCGCCAGCATGCGGTCCATGACGAGCCGGATCTCGCTGTTCATCATCGGCAGGTCACGACCAAACTGCGCCTTGTACGTCGCGTTCAATTCGTCGCGGATTGACTTGTACACGCGCTTCAACCAAGCGGAGAACTGGTTGAACAGAGACTGCATCTCCACGCTCGGCGCCTTGCCCTCGTGCAGGTAGATCTCGAACGAGTACGCGAACTGCTCGTGGTACTGGCGCTGCTGGTCGATGGTCAGGCTCGACCACTTCGCCAGCCGTTCCGCCGGCGTGGCTCCCTCAATCCCAAACCACGACAAGAGGGCGTCCATGTCCGCCTTCGTCTGCTGCGGCCCCGTGGCGCTGCGGGCGATGTCGGCAAGGATGGTCAGGTAGAAGTGCGCTGTCTCGTGCGCAAATGTGCTGAAGTCACGCCCCTCGCGGAGTGTGGTCATCAACTTGGCTGGGTCAAACTCGCCACGCGGGGCGCGGGCCGCCTGGAACAGCGGCAGGCCGGACTCCAACTTGTTGACCATTTCTGGCGTGACGAGGAAACCGGGCTGATTTCCAATGACGGTCGCTCCGGCGGGGGCTTCGCCACGACCAAGTTCCTGCCGTTCCATGATGGCCGTCAAGCGTTCTGCTTCGGTCCAGTCACCTCTCCGTTCCGCAGCCATGATTTCGTCGTTGGTGACACGACGCTCGGTAGCCATCGCTACCTGCCCCAGCTTCCCGCCACCGTACTTCCTCAAGAGCTTGGTGACTGCTATCGGTACGAGTTCGTCGTAGAACTTTTGCATCCCCTTGCCGCCAACCTTCAGGCCGTCGCCAGTAATGGAACCGCCATCCTGCTCCATAATTTGATCGGCGATTTCTTCTGGCAACACCTCGTATAGGCGCTTGTTCAAATGCTGCTGACCACCTACTGAAGTAGATCCAGTAACCGTTCCAGACTTGTCAACTTGCAAAGCGAAGTCATTACCGTTGATTGGCGTAATGGTGACGCGCTTTACTGCACGACCCGTGGTGTCACCTACCCACTCAATCTTTTCGACCTGCTTGCTCAGGTCATATCGATCCGCGCTCTGCTTACCGTTGATAAACGCCACGCGGTCGTAGTTGCCCTGCGTAGCCTCAAGCATGATGTGCTTCAGCGCGAGGGCCAGCCAGCCGTCCGTGGTTTCAACGAACGGAGCACGTGGAATAACTGCCTCGTTGATCTTTTTGTTGTATGCCTCTTCAGCGCGCTCAACACGCTCATATGCGTCTGCTTGTGCTTCGGTGTTTGGAACCGATGCTGCAAGTTCCGCCTGAGCCGCAGCGAGTTCATCAATGATTGCCTGTCGGTCAACAACTTCCGGGACAAACCCGATTTTTCGTCCAGCCTGTCCCCAGTCGCTTTGGATCTCCTCAACAAACAACACGCGCTTCCCGTCCGCATCGACGCGGTCGTTTAGGCGGAAGTGAACGAGTACGTTCGGTTGGTCCCAATGGCTGCTCTTGAACCCTTGCTGTTCGCGCTCACGAATACGACGCTCCGCTCGCAATGCTTCTATTTGAACGTTGAGATTCTGGAACTTCTCAAGGTCGTTCAACCACCCACGGTTCTCAACATATGCCCTGAAATCACCACCAACGTCATCAATCCATGCATTGATTTCTGGTTGCCATTCAGCCTTGCTCGGATGATCCTTGAGCCACTGAAAAAGTGTGAATGGACTTGGCATCCCTTCAACGCCGCCAGAAATAATGCGAACAAGCTCCCCTACGTTGGATGCGTATGGCTCTTGCTGCTTCTGTAGTTCCAGTTGTCTGTCTTGTATGTCAGCCGCAGTTTCACTAGCGATCCGCTGGGCTTCCATAAGTGGGAATCCAGCGGCTACCAGTTCGTTGTATCGCGCTTGCTCTGCCGCCCTCGATGTAATTACGGCAGGCAGCGTAATCAGCACCTCGCGGTAGTTCGTGCCGCCTGGTAGCGTGAATTGGCCGAACTTTGTTTTGCCGCTTGGAGTATCGACGGCTTCTTGCGCAGCGCGAACATCCGCCATCTGTTCATTTGTCAGGTTGTCATATCGCGCTCCAAACATTTCTAGCGCACGTTCATCAATGCCCATTTGGACATCAGTCATTCCGCCAAGCCGAACGCGCTCCACGCGCACGCCGTTGTTCTTGAGGAACTCGGCCACGGCCTCCTTCGTGACCTTGCCTTCCTGCATTGCAAGCCAGTCCTTCAGCCCGCTCCAAACAACTTCTTTGTCCTTGATTTCACCCTTGTTGACAAGTGACTTGATGACCTGCCCCCACCCAGACGCCGCCATGCTCTTGGCGTCGATGGCATCGACCGCCTTGGCAAGCGCGGAGTAGAAGCCCGGGCTGACAGGAGCCTGATCAAACATCGCCGCCTGCTCAAACACCTTGGGGCTAGTGATATCGAAGCGGCGCGACAGCGGGACGACATTGCCAGCCTCGTCGTATGTGACGGGGTCGGCGAGCTTGATCTTGTTCTCGTTCAGTACGACAACGGATGTCATCGGCTGCGAATAGTGGGAGTCACGTAGCCGGACAATGTCGTAACCCTGTGCCCTTGCCGTACGCTGAATGTCTTTCCAACGAGCACCTGTTCCGTTGCCCTCAAAGTCCCACATATCGCCGGCGAAATATTCCTCTACTGGATCGGCTTCAAATCCAGTAGCGCGGTCGATGAAGTCGTAGCCTGACTCCTTGGCCCACTCTTGAATCCACGCGACTGCCTCCCTTGATCTTGAAGCCAGATCAAGCGTCTTGCCGCCAACATAGAACCGTCGAACATCGCCGTCGTTGGCGTAATCCTTGGCAACTTGTTGATCGTACGTTGTGAAGATGCCAGGCTCGTTTCGGCGTCGTTCAGCATATTCCGTAATGTTGAATCGACTGTCACCGCGCCATACCTCTTCAGTCAGACCACTCGCCATCGCCGCCTCGTCCACCATGCGCTGCGCCGTCGCCATGTCGCCGCGCTCGACGGCAGCGAGATAGTCGGCGTCGATGCGGGAGGCTTGCTCAAGACCTAGTGCGGATGGCAGCCGGTACATCGTTGCGCTGATCGCAAAGTCTTTGTTAGACCCCTTGTTTTCAACAAATCCAAGGCGCTTGTACCACGCGATCAAACGCTTCTTGCTTGCCCCAAACTCGCTTGTTGGTGAAACATCAATGCGCTTACCAGATTGATCTGCGTAAGCGATCAGGCTTTGCATCGCACGTGTTGCTCGTCCTTCATCCCGTAGTTCCGCTGGAACACGAATGATTCCTGGCCGAATCGTCGTGGAGGTTTCCGTAAGACGCTGTTCAACCCCAAGATCGGCAAATGACTGCTCGACATCCGCTAGCGTCATTTGTGCTGCCTGCTTAAGCGGCTGGCCTTCCTGCACCGCCTGGGGGCCGCGAACACGGTACGGGTACCGCTCGTAGAACTGCTCCGGCGTGATGCCCATACGCGCAGCCTGCGTCACGGCGAGGTCGCGGAACAGCTCGGCGTTGGCGCGAACCTCAATGTCCTGCATGCCCGTCTGACGCAACTGCTCGGCAACGGTCGTCTCTACCTTCTGGGCAGACTCCACGAACGCGGCGTCTGCTTCCTGCCGCTCGGCCAGCGCAACCTGGGCTTCCTGACGCAACGCATCGCGCTTACGGCTGAACTCCTGTGCCTGCGCAACGCTCATCGCCTCCGGGCTCAGGCGCACGTGCGGGCGCAGCGCCTCACCCAGCGGCGTGCCAGCCAGCCGAGCGCCGTAAACCGACGTTGGGATCGTCACGTCGCCGCCGTTCTCGAGGGCGTTGCGCAACTGCTCGCGGATGCCTGGGATCGACTGCTCCAACTGCTCGGCGCTCAGGCCGCTCTGCGCGAGCACCTGGGCCGCAGACTCGGCCTCGACGTAAACCGTGTCGGCGGTCGTACCCTTGGCCTGCTTGGCAAGGAAGCCCTCGTAGGCGTCGAGGTTGCGCTTGGGGAGCTTGCCGTCCTTCTTGGCCGCGTCGAGGCCGTCGAAGAACTCCTCCTGCTTGGCGACGGCGTCTGCACGCTTGACATCAACGACGAAGTTTGCGGTCGGGCCGATACCACCTAACACGAGGCTGCCTTGGAATCCTGCAATGCCAGCGTCAACCAGCCGCGTCATTGCATCCTTGAATGACGTTTCGCTGTTGATGCCATCCATTGCCTTGGCAAGTTCCTCGCTGGCGATTGCCACGAGTTCCTGACCAACTTCCTCAGCGGTTTCGGTTCCAACCTGCTTGGCGTATTCCTTGCCAGCAATCGCCATTGCTGCGCGAGTCGTTGGCTTTGCAATGGCTTCGCTCACACTTTCCTTGATGAACTTCGATGCCAAAGCCTTGAATGGCGCAGCGGCTACCTTGGCGCCGGCCAGTTCAATGATGCCGTTCAACAGGCCGCCCGTTAGCGCCGCATATTGAGCCGTGTCCGGATCAACACCTTGGTTGACCATGTCTCGGTACAGATTTCCAGCCTCGGTCTGCGTCGTGGTCGCCATGAGGCCACCAGCACCGCCAGCGACAAATCCTCCGACTGCACCCTTGGGACCAAGAACAGCACCACCGGCAGCGGCCCCTGCCAGAGCGGTAGTTCCGACAGACCTAGCCGTTGCCAACTGTTGGGCGACAACCTCTGCCGTCATGCTCACGATGCCGCCTGATGGGATCGATCCAAGACGCTTATCAAGAAACTCAAGGCGTGCAACGTCAGCTGGCGTTGCCGAACCAAACATTTGCCGCGATGCCAATTCACCACGTTCAACAACCATCATTCCGCGCTCGGCGCCACCAACAATGTCAGCCTGCGGCTTGAATCCGAAGAACCAGTTCGGCGCATCCAGTACCGATGCAACCGTGTCGAACAGACCCGATGTCTTGTTCAGCGAGTCAAGATCGTCGTGCGACTGCGCTGCGAATACTGGGTCAAGCAATGACTCAGCGAATCGCGGGTTGTTCTGCAACATCCCGCTGCGCTGCACGCTGGCAATCGTTGACCGCCGACGCAGTTCATCCATGTTGCGCAGGCCCAAATCCTGACCGATGCCCAGAGGCTTGCCGAGTTTCGTTGCCTCGGCGGCTTGGTCTGGATTGATGCCCATGACGGCTGACAAAGATCCAATAGCCGGCGGCTGCGACAAGGCTCGCATAGACGGCGCCAATTCCATAAATGGGTTGTCAGGCTGCGCGACGGGCTGCGCAGGCTTCTGGAACATGCTGGAAGCGATTTCGAGGAACGGGTTGACTTCCGTCGGCGTTTCTTCGTTCTGCATTATGGGTTTGCCTTCTGCCGGCGCTGGTACTCGAGGTACATAGTCGCCATGTTGGCCTGATTGACAGCTTGCCCGTTGGCTTGCAATGCCATACGAATCTGTGCCTGCGTCTCAGTTGGAATCTCGGCCACGATATCGGCGTATGCCTCGGACGCCTGTTCTGGTGTCATGGCTGCGATGACATTGCTTTCGCCATACTCATCGAATGCCCTGTCCAGCAACAACGTGTCAATGACGTGCTGTTTCTCATCACGGTTGAGCGACCTGCCGAGGCGGGTCTGCTCGTACGAGATAGCCTGCTTGACGTTGTCGCGGAACAGCAGGCTTGCACGCAGCTGATCCTTGTCCTTGGAGTTCGGGAACGCCAACGTGTCAAGCCCATTGCGCACCAGCGTTGATTCCAACTGGTCGGCATCAACCGAAGCCTGCGCCATCTTGCTCGGATCAGCGGTGTCCTTCAGCAACTTGACGTACGTACCTGGCGTCAGGCGATTGCGGTTCTTGTCCAAGTAATCGACCGTCAACACGCTCGGGTCACGGGCGATCTCTTCCATGACACCGAGTTCGTCGGTTTCCCGCTGCCCACTCAGCAACTTGGCCTGATCGGTCGGCTTGAGCGTGCCCCATAGTTGAGGCGGAATCTGGCCGACGTTGTTGCCAGGCACCGCTAGGAACTCGGTGATCGCGTCCATGCGGCCCCGGTATTCCTCCTTGATGAGCGCGTCCTCCTGCGCGAACTGCGTTCTCAGGTTCGACTGCACTTGCTTGCGGACTTCGGGGTCAGGGATGCGCTCGGCCACGGTCAGAGCATCGCGCAGCGTCAGCGGTCGGCGTGCCTCGTCGCGGTCTGAGTTGTCCAACGAGTTCAGGTTGCGCGGGTCGATGGCTTCGCCGTTGCGGGTAGCGGTGTATCCGATGCGATACAGGCCGTCCTCGGCTGCGTCGTCCTTTCCGACCATGCCGAGCAGACCGCCACGAGTGACTGTCTGGCCTTCCGTAAGCATCCCAAAGACATCGACATTATTGAGCGTCAGGGTGGTGTCGTCGGTCGTTTCAATCGTAACCGTGTTGCCATCGACGCTCGTGACAGTGCCGTTGGCCGGCGCATTCACGGGCGCACCCGGAGGCGCCTCAATGTTCACGCCCTTGCCATCGACGTTGATGCGACCGTTCTCGATGATCTGGTCGAAGTTGCCAGTGCCGGCAGGCGTGTCCAGCACTCCGGTCGTGCGGATGCTGGTGGTCAGTTCGTCAACCATCTGACGCTTGCGGTTGGCGTCGAGTGAGGCAATCATCGCGTCAGCCTTAGCCGGGTCGATGCGGTTGAGCTCCAACTGCTTGCGCACGTAGTCGAGCCCGTCCTGATACTGGCTGTCCATCATCAGTCGGTTCACGACGCCCTGCGCAGCCTGCGTGTAGACGGCGTTCTCCAGTTCGCGCATCTGGGCGCTGTCCTCGGCGTAGCCGCGCAGGCGACCCACGGTGCGGATCTCGTTCAGCGCCACGCCAAGGTTGGTGTTGTATGCGCCGGTTGGGAGCCCGTCGGTCGTGACGGCATCGCGCTCCTTGTAGTCCTGAATGGCAAGGTTGACGTACTGGTTGGCTCGGGCGGTGGCCTCGTTCCCAGCGTAGACCTTGACCTGCTGGTCGCGGTGCGTCTGCACCTGCGCCTGGAAGGTCATCATGTTGCGGGCGAGGACGTTCTGATAGAGCCGCTTCTGGCCCTCGTTCAGGCGGTCCATGCTCGCCTGTCCGGCCTGAATCAACTGCTCGTTGACGCTGACGTATGACGTTTCGGCGTCCTTGCCGGCGGTGTTCAGGTAGCCGTTCTGGCCACGCATGATCTCGTTGGCCTGTTGCAGGAACGCGACGTCGCTTTCCTTCGCAGCCGCCTCGTCAATCTGATCCTGCATGGCGTCGCCGATGCTGAACGCCGTCATCCCTGCGCGGGTCAGTTGCTGGCCGAACTGCTGGACCTGCTCGCCCGTGTAGTTGCGCATTGGCTCCACGGCGGGAGCCTGGAACTGGCCAATGTCACCACCGCCGGGCGGGGTGACTTGCGGGACGAAGGTGGTCGGGACGGTTGGCATGAGTACCTCAGAATCGTTCGGTGGCTACGCCTTGCAGCAGTTCGTCAATGCGCTTGTTCCGGGCCCAGTTGGCGCCGATATCGACCGCGCTGCCGAGCAGGCTGGTAGCAGCCCCGAAGCCGGGCATGATCGTGCCGGCTGCGCTCGACAGGTTCCGGCTCGACAGTTCAGCCATCGTGGCCTGCGTGCCGAGGTTGAACGCCTGCAACCGGGCAGCCTCCTGCGCCCGGACGGTCGAGGCGTTGATGGCGAGGCGGTCGATCTCCTTGACCAGGTCCATGCTGGCGACGACTTCCTTGGCCGTCCCCTGCCCAAGCGCGATACCTCGAGCAGCCATCGCCGTGCGTGCCCCGGCGCGAGCCTGGCCCGCCCGCATGGTGTACTGGCCGGCTGCGGCCTGACCCTGCTGACCAACCTGCGTGGCGGTAACCTCGGCTGCACGGCGGTTGATGCGCGTCATCTGCGCGGCGAACGCCGCGTTCTGCGCCTGCATCTTGAGCTGGTTCTGCTGCGACTTCAGCGAGTAGTACGAGCCGATGGCACCCGTGAAGGCTCCGAAGATCGACGCGATGTTGCCGCCGATCTGCAAGCCCTCGGCCAACTGCGATCCGAGCGTGAACCGTTCGCCGACGGTCGGCACGTCTCCCGGGGTCAGCGAGAACTCTGGACGCATCAATGAGAATTGGCTCATCGTCAGTCTCCTAGCGCAACTTCAAGGGTCAGACCCACAACCGTCAGTGGAAGGGGGTCGGCTTGCCGGATGTAGACCTGGCCGCCGGCCCGCCAGGCTGGCTTCAGGTCAACGTCGATCTCGTCAGACTTCAGGCTCGGCGGGGTGCCGTATGGCTCAGTCGTTCGTTGCTTGGCCTCCACGAGTCGGTCGGCGCTCGGGCCCACGAAGATCCCGCTCGACTTGAACACCCGCAGGTACGCCTTGTTGACGTTCTTATAACGACCCTGCCCATACCCGTCGATGCTCATCACCGCCGGCAGGGTCTGTAGATCGCTCTCGTAGGGCAGGCCGACGTGGATCAGGACTGCGGCCCGGTCTAGCGTCACGGAGCCGCTGGAGACGGTTTCCTGCGGCTGTACGGCCCCGTCAGCAAGGATGCTGACCGTTGCCCCCTCCAAGTGCGCCAAGCCGCTCACGCTGTCTCTAGCGAACGCCCAGACGGTAGTGGCGGTGTTGCGCAGGGCGACGGGCAGCGTGACGTCAACCCGGGCGGTCGCCACCGTCGTGCTGCTCGTGCCGATAATGCGAAGTCGGTACTTGTTGCCAGCCGTGTCGGTCAGGACGATGGCGTCATTGACGTCGGTCGTGGCCGGATAGGCGAAGATCGCACTGGTGGCCGTAATCGTCAGCACGTCGGACGGACCCCAAGTCGTTCCGCCAGAAACAGTTACGGTAGTTGCTGTGGTGTTCGTTCCGTCGTACGTCAAGCCGGAGTCCACGAAGAAGGAATTCTCAAGCGTTGTGATCTGCCGGCTTGCCATGCGTTCGATGTAGCGCACCGAGTTCCCGTTGATCGTGCGCTTGACCACCACGTACAGGCGGTCCTCATTGCCTTCTGCGACGGCTGTGCATGACTCATACAGGCCAAGCGTGTCGTGCTGAGCCCAAGCCCCGATCTGTTGTTCGGGCATGTAGGTCAGGCTCAACAGGTTGCCATTGCTGCTGACGAACCACAGGATCGGTTGCGGGCTCTTGCTGTAGCACATGTCCGACAGCGTCAGGTCATCAAACAGGTGGGCTGCCCGGATGGACAGGTCGCCAGTAACAAACCCACTCGACTGCCACGAGTAACCGAGTTCGCGCACGTGCCCGCCTCGAGCAGCGCAGTACACGACCGTGTTGTTCACGATCTCGGGCTGGACGTCGTTGGCACCGATGTACGACTGCGGGCGCACGCTGATCGTGGTTGGCGTCAGCGCATCGGAGTTGATCGGGCTGACACGCCATTCCGCGCTGCTGGTCATCAGCAGCAACTGCGTCAGCGGGACGATGTGATTGATTGTGTTGAGTTCTCGAGCAGCCACGCGGATGCTGATACGGTCGCTGTCCTTGACCGGCAACGAGTACGACAGGTCGCTTTCCGTACCCGAGCGCGTCATCCAGATCGTCTGCGGAGCATTGTTCGTGCCGGCAAAGACGCGCCGCTGCTCGTAGTACGACACTGAGCGCGGGTAGTTGTTCGCGCTGCTGAACGGGGTTTCAACGATGGGCGGAGTGATGCCCATGTCAGGCGCGATGTTGTCATCGTCAAACGACGTAGCAGCCGTCTGGCCGATGTATCCATACAGTCCGCTCTGGCGCTTGTACACGTTGTACCGGAGAGCCCCCGCGACTGCGCTCCAGCTGATCGTGTTCTTGGCGCCGACGGCGTTCAGGTTGTTGATGACGTTGCCGCTGGGGCTTGCCGCGCTCTCATCCACCCCGTTCTGCGCGATGGCCGTCACGACGTAGAAATTGTCAAAGTCCAGACTCTTGTCGCCGAACTGCACGAACCCACCACTTGTCCACGTGGTGTACGAAGTTGTGTTGACCGGAATGCCAGTGTTGTACGCCTTGACCGAGAACGTGTTCGTGGCTGGCGTCGTGTTGACGAGGTAGAACCCGCTCAACTGCGTCATCGTGCCGCCATCGACATAAACGCTATCACTGGCTGCAAATCCATGATTGCCAATCGTGGTGATGACGCCGGGGTTTGCCTTAGTGATGCCCGTGATGTTCAGTGCATCGCCTCGGCTAGCCGTGACGGTTGGGGCGCCAGGCACTGCGACCGGAGCGACGAACGTGATCGTCGTCAGAGTCCACGTCGTAGCACCAAGGCGGCGCAGTTCACGCGGCGCGTGGTTAGGGTGCACAAGCGTCAGCACGTCGCCTGACTGCACGTAGTGAATTGAGAACAGGTCAGCCTCTTGGTACGGTGACGGGATCTCGTAGGCGCTCGAGGGCAGCGGATACCAGTACGTCGCGTTCGGCGGTGCATTGCCAGTCGTGGCCGCGATGCAGTAGTAGTTCACCCCACCCGAGGACACCAAGTCACCCACCACGTACGCGGTCGCACCGTTGTAGGCCGCCGGCGACCCAGCCTGCAACGTGCTGCCCTGCGTGTGGAAGCGGATGTAGCCCTGCCCAAACTCGAGCACCATCGTCTGCGTCGTGCTGTACGTGAACGGCAGCAGTCGCGTGCGCTTGGTGCTGTCCTTGACCGTTGCAACGTAGAACGTGCCAGGCCGGTTCTCTGCCGGACCCTGCGGGGTTGGGATGAAGTTCCGCAGCTTGGCGGCTCCGGTCTGGAACTTGATGTCATCAATACGCCCGAACATCTCCGGCGACAGTTCGCCGCCAGCGAACGACCTGTTGTAGATGCGGGTGTTTGGCATTGGTCAGCGTCCTGCGATCCAGCCCGTGATGTGTTCCGGCTTGATGTTGCGCTGGTTGGCGTCCGACATGCGAGCCTGTTGCAGATAGGCCATCATCATCTGAGACTGACGCTTTCCCTCTGACGCGCCCTGATCGCCCTTGATGACCGGGCCGGCAAGCATGGCGGCGAGGTGGTGCGACAGAGCCATGACGAACAGCGGGTCGAACTTGGTGGGGTCGGTGACGAGCGCCTGGTATCGAAGCAGCGCGTTCTCTTGGTCGGTGTACAGCACCTTGTTGCCTGACGTGTCCGTCTCAATGCTGTACGGCTGCGGCACGTAACGCCCAGCCGCAACGAGCGGGGCGTAGTTGTGCAGGAAGTCTGGGGTGTCGCTGGGAACGAACTTGGCTGCGTAGTCGTTCTCTGCGTTATTTGGCAGCACGCTGACGGCGACCATCATGTCGCTCGGACATGCGTACGAATACTTCCACATGGTGTACGGCATCGTCACCGACGCGAGCAGTGCGCGGCGAGACGCGAAGTTCCATGCGTGCATCTGGAGGAGGCTGTCGCGGGCGATTGGGTAGAACCGAGCGCAGTGCTCGGCCTGCGCCGACCCTTCAGGCGGGTCGATGCTGGCGATGGAGGCATCGTCGCCGAGGTGCGCGAGTGCCAGATTGCAGATCTCAACCACGCTTGCCATTCGATCCTCCTAGGAAAAGAGGGGCGCCGGGTGTTTAGGCCGACGCCCCTCCAGAGTCACATGCGTCGTATCAGTCCGCCGTGACGGTGGTCTTGGCTGGCCGGCCTCGCTTGGGTCGCACCACAGGCACGACTTCAGGCTGCTCCGGTTCGCGGGGCGCGTCGATGGGCTCGACGTTCCCGTTGGCAGGACCGTTGTACTCGAAGACTTCGCCCTCCTTGCGGAGGCCGTTGTCGATGAAACACGTCACGAGTGCGCGGACTTTCATGTCAGGTCACCGAGAAGCCGCTGGCGTAGAACTTGCGACCGTCCTGGATGTCCATGACGACGTAAGCGCACACGCTGCCGGTGGTCGGGGTGCTTCCGATCGTGGTGTACCGAGCGCCGATGTACCGCTGTCCGGTAGACAGAAGCTGCGGATTGAAACGCACAGCGAACTGCGCGTTCGCCGTCAGGCTTAGCTGCGGAACGGGTCCAGAAGAACCGATCACAGTCACGCCGGTCGAAAGAGCGTCGTTCGTTGCGCCAATGATCTCGAACGTCAGCGAGGTCAGGGTGTTGTATGCCGCAACGCACGTGAAGATCATAAACAGATCCGCGCCTTCGCCAATGTCACGGGCGACCGAAAGGTCAATCGTGTTGGTCGAAAGAACGGGCGTACCAGAAACAGGAAGCGCCGCCTGTCCGGTTACAACACCGGACGCCGGGACGGTTCCAGAGACGACGAGATTGTTGTCAAGAATCATTGTGTTAGTTCCTTTCTGTCGGTCCTATTAGGACACGACGGCTTCGGTGTTGATGATGGCATCCACGCGGCGGCACGGAACGCCTTGGTAAGTCAGCCAGCTGTACGGCGTGCCGAACTGCGAGAGACCGTCGTTGACCTTCAGAACTGCCTGGCTCTTATCGAGCGCAGCAATCGCAAGGCCGCTGTGGACGGTGCGGTTCATGTAGAACGCGGCCCGACCCATGCCCATGTTGGGGATGCGGTACAAGGCGCGGCTCATCAGCTTGATGATCGCGGTCGCAGCCGTGGAAGCCTGCGTGGTGGTCTGCGTCATCAGGTCACTGATGTCGATGTTGCAGATGCGGACCACATAGCGCCAGTCCTTGACCACCAGACCGTTCTTCCACTGGTAGCGAGTGGCGTAAGCCTGAAGTCGGGTGCCATCGCTGTTGTAGACGGTCTGCTCGCCGAGGTCTTCGTGGATCAGGCCGGCGCTGCTGCCCTTGGGGAAGGGGCAGTACACGGTCTGGTCACCCCACACGACGAGGTAAATCGACGTGT